AACATCTGATAAGTTATTCGCTGCAAGCAATGCTCCTGATAGAGGCAGAGAAGCACCTAGATCAACAACCGCTGCGCCTGATCCTGCACCGTCACAGTAGATTATGGCTGATGCGCCGTTTGCCACTGTTACATTTGCACCAGATCCCTGTGAGAATATAGCAGACTGACCTGAGTTATTTTTAACAAAGTACATGCGCTTTGCGTCATTAGGAGCTACCGTTATAGTGTTTGTCCCAGATGGTGAACCGCCTAGAAGCAAAACATGATACTGTCCATCTGATGCAGATCCATCTGAGGTGGTTAGTGTATGCGTTGTTCCTGAGAGTGTGATGTCTCCAACACCAGCCGCAATACGGTCAATGATATCGAAGTTTGTATTGGTTGACGTACCCCATGTTCCAGATTCGTCACCCGTGGCAATTTTCTTAATGCCGCTATTTGTTGTATAGGTTGCCATATTTCCTTACCTTTACGCTGCTTCGCCTATCGTTGTCCAAGTTGTCCCTGGGTTTGGTGTTTCTTCTGTCCATGTACTGCCTGGATTAGGACCGACATTTGACCAAGAAGTACCTGGTGCGGGAACTATTGTTTCGTAAACTATCACAGAACCAACTAATGCGCTAGTGCTAACACCAGTTACATGAGCTTTACTGATCGTAGCCACCGTCACTGTACCAACTGATGCCGTTGCAATCAAGTTATCTGATGAAACTGGTACAACTTGTGATGTTAATACTGTAACAGATCCAACCGTCCCTGTGGCTGCAATACCCGTCACTGTAACATTTGGTGCCGTGCCAATTACTGTTGGTTCTGTAACACCGCCTGTAGCTGCAATACCCGTAGGCGTAACATCTATACCTGCACCTTCGCTGATCGTGACAGAACCCACTCCACCTGTAGCTGCAATGCCTGTGGGCGGAACATTGACTCCAATTATGATACTTGCGCCAGATCCTATTGACGCTGTAGCTGATAGTCCTGATACAGTAACATCAACACCGCCACCTTGAACAACTGTGGCAGTGCCTACAAAACCTTGACCCTGTAATCCTGTCAGCGGAACGTTTTGTTCCGTAACAAGAGTGACTTGCCCAACACCACCTATAGCGGCAAGACCCGCAGGATTTACAGTGTTATTGCCTTGTACAGTGACGCTACCAACACTTGCGGTAGCATCTAGTCCTGTGACAGATGTAGATATATCCTCTCGAACAACAGCGGTGCCAACCTGACCTTGCATTGCAGCAAGGGTAGATTTCTCACCACCCCAAGAGGTTTCACCCCAAGTTAACTCACCCCAACCGTTGAGAGTGTGACCAACGCGAACAGGGACCGCCTCATTCCAAGCGCCCTCACCCCATTCTCCACGCCCCCAACCTGTGATGTTTGTCACGGGTAGACTGCCTTACGCGATACGAATAATCGCGCTACTTGCGTCAGCCGTTGGAAACACAATCTGAAAGTCGCCAGAAGTAGAAGACTTATTTGATCCAAAGTCTAATACCACGACTGTATCTGTTGTTCCTGATCCTGCGCCTGTTGTAGTGTTATAGATCAACGCACCACGAGCAGTGATTGTTGCAGAAGTATATGTCTTATCTGCAAAATCTGTTAGGGCAGTCGTTCCAGAAGTTGTAGGTGTTACGTTTGTCAACGCTCCACCACCCGCAGAATATGAGCCAGAGTTACTCACTTCGTTTGATGAAGTGTATGCTGTAGTAGCGGCAGTAAACGTAGCACTGTTATCATATAAAGCTAGTTTAAAAGTGTCGCCACTTGAGTTTGTAAAATTGTGACTACCCGTAAGCAATTGTTGCTTAAAAGAAGTACACATAAAGTTTCCAGAAAAGGCCATATTAAAGTCTCCTTATAAGTTCAGCCAGTTGGGGATGACCCGCATCTTTAATTGCGTTATACACAGTTGTGCGGTCACTGCGAATAGCTTGCCTCATGTAATATGCAACAAGCTTTTCTACATGCTTTGAAAAAGCACGAGCTTGATCTCTGATACTTGGATGAGCCGTATCAGAAACCAAAACTATCTTTTCTACACATTGTTCAGCCAACTCTTCAGGGCTAAATCCCCTGTTTTCTGTTGTCCTCACACCCACAATTTGTTCATGCTGTGGCACATTTACATCAATTTTAAACATTATTGTTTTGCCCTAATTACTTTTCCTGTTCGATATTCATCTGTTGTTTCTTTTGCTTCTCCAAGCATCTTTAACCCAGATAAAGATTCTGTAAACCTTTTATCATAATATGCCATCATGTCTTGCTCGCCTTTCATAAAAATGTAAGCCTCAACAAGTGCTCCGTAGAGCAATGATAATTCAGCATTTATACTGAGCCAAGTAGTTCCGCTACCTGATCCCGCAGTTAGGCTTGCAGGACGATAAAAGTAATGGAGTTCTGCGGTAAATGTAGTGTTTGGCGTTGGTGCTAATATAAAATTATCTACATCAAAAACAGCATAATACCTTGGAGATCCTGTGGTCGTAGAATCTGGGGTATATGTTTGTAAAAAGCTTGGATCTTTAAAATCTATAAAAAACTTATCTCCATCTGTTCCTGCGAGACTGAGTGAAAATGGAGCCAAAAAGTCGCCTGGGCAAGCTAAATATTTGTTACTTGCAGTCGTAGATGCTGTAGCATTTTTACGAAATAGGCTAAGTTGTACGCTTTTTAGTATTCTTTCTTCAGCCTGTCTTATAAATAAAGAGAGATTATTGACGAAAGTTGTTTCGTCATTTTCTGTATAATCTTGAATAGCCGTTTTTAATTGATCAAATGTAAAGCTCATGGTGTGTTAATCTGGCCTCCCATATTTGGATGGTTCTGGCAGTAATAGTACAAGGTTGGCGCACTAGCCGCTACAGTTATTTGAGTTGTATATGCACTATCGTCTTTCACAACTCCTGTTGTGTACTCAGATCCGCCGTTATGCGTACCATCTGATGTTGTAGAAAATCTTAATGGATGACTTGTGGCGGCAGACCAGTTAAAGATGTAAGTTCTTCCCTCATTTAAGTTGAGAGTGGCTTGTAAGACAGTGTCAATATAATATCTGTTACCTGAACCTGGGTTAGCCACGGTAACTGCAAAAGTATCAGAAATCACGTTTGAAATTGCACCAACTGAACCTGTGGCTGCTAACCCTGTAACACTCACATTTACATTTGCACTAGTGGTATTTACCGTTACGGAACCAATTGCAGATGTTCCCACTGAACCTGTAGCGTTTACAGTCTCGTTACCTGTGTCTGATATAGTTATAGTTACAGACCCAACTTCTCCTTGAGCAACTAAATTATTTGGTGGTGTAATTCCAGGTATGTCTCTAAAACCAACAGGATCGTAACCGTATTGTATATCTCTTTGTTCATCTAGATCTTGTTCTGGTCTAGGATCTTTTAATGCTTGAGGATCAGGAACCGCCCTAAGTGGCTGTAATTGAGGGTGTTTTTCTTCCCATTCATCTCTACCAACAAGTAAACCATTCCATTCTTTACGCATGTCTTTTAACCGATACCTGAAGCCAGATCGGTCTGATATGCCAAAAGCATGTTTTCCTGTTGCAAATTTAGACAATACGATAGTTTCCTAAACTTGGTGTAATTTGAAAAGAAGCACGATCTCTATCTTCATCAATCGCCCTTCTCATTTCTTCTTCATATACTGCTTTTAACATCTGCACACGCTCTGGAGCACGTTTTAAAGCAATATAATAAGCTAAACCTGCTGATAAACATGGGTAAAATCTAAACGGTATATCCATTGTATTAACTTGAGCATCAGCATCATCTATTCTTGTCAAACAGTCATAAACCAAAATATCTGTACTATTTTCGGGCAAAGGCCATATTTTTAAGTTTGGTGTTAGCTGCCTGTCTAAAAAAAACTGCGTTGGCCTTCCAGTAGTAGTTTTTGTGGGAATAGCAAGGTATGTGTCCCTGCTAATCCTATCCATTGTAAAATCTGTGCCGCTTCTTCTTACAACAACAGATAAAACATCAATAACGTCTGTTAACATGTCATATTGACCATCAGACGTTGTTAATGCTTGTGTTCTTTGCTTTATAGTCCACTGATTTAGGCCACGATTAGCCCAATCAGCAAGCATCAGATTAAGAGATCTTTTGGCTGTTTTCAGGTCGTAACCTGTACGAGCCTCTAAACCACAACGTTCAAAGGCTTCTTCTACATATTCAGCTACATCTAATTCAAAGTCTGTTGATCCTGATACAGCCATTTTTATTCCTCGTTATAAAGATTATCAAAAATGCGATTTACATCCAATGTATAGTCTAAATCACTTTTTGAATAGTGTATATG